CACACTTAAAGGAGACACAAGCAAGTCTTGGGTCTTCAATCCACGTGCCATCCAAACTGTGATGCCAAGTGTTATGTTAAATGAAGGTCCATTTATCTCCTCCTTTTCAAAATTCATCGGGGAGTTGGACAAAGAAATTTCAAACAACGCTTGGGCTTATGCGTGGAAAGGTGATGATTTAGACAAATGGTTTGATAACCAAGTCTCGCGTTTTAACGACCCCGTGGCTATGTCAATTGATCTGGAAAGGATGGATTCATCGCACAGCTCCGATTCTGGAGCTTCGTTCGCAGAGGATCTTAAAATCTTTTTCGCTCCCGGCCATGTTGTCCGAACTTATGAAGAAGGACTCATGATTCATGGAGTAACGAGCAACGGCATTAAATACACGGCGTTCTTCAAGTTAGCTAGCGGCAACCCTGAAACTTCAGCCAAAAATGGTATGACGTGTAAGAAAGTCAACACTTACGGCGCATGGAAGCTTTTCGATCTGGTAATTCACACTCAAAATGTGATGTCCATTGAGAACTACGTCCCTAAACATGAGCATCAAGCAGACGATGACACTCCTTTGAGTGTATTAAAACATCGTTTGTTCACCGAGAACAGATCTTTCGGTTTCAATGTTGCAACCAATTCGGTTGACAACTTGTTCCGACATTCATCTGTCACTCAGGGCGATGATAATTATGTTATGGCGGAAAGAGCGACAGCTATGTGCGTATTGACGAATCTACATAACCATTTCCTAAGCGCTGGTTTTAGGTTAACAGTCACCGTTCATGAGAACATTGAGTGCGCTGAGTTCATCTCATCACGATTTGTTAGCTACGCTGGTGGACACGCGATTGCGCCGAAACCTTTTCGCCAATTGGCCAAAGTATTTTGGTGTCATGACAACGCGGCAATTGATCCCATGGGCCATGCTCGTGCAGTTGCAACCTCCATCATGCATTTAGCAGTCATGCCAGTTTTAGGTACTGCCATCCTTAAAGTTTTAGAACTTACAGAAGGCGTTCCTTTCAAAACTATGGAAGACTACGTTAAGTATCATCCACATAGCATGTCCAAATTGAAACGAAGTGACTTTGTTGAACACTATCGTATTGTCTATGGTATAACCCTCGAGGAGATTCTCGAAATCGAAGAGTTGATAAAGAGCATTAAAACTTTGCCCGCCAGCATTCAACACCCAAAACTAACCCACTGTATCAATGTGGATCTTGGTTTGGCCAAAGCTGAAGAAACGTTCACGTTTCCTGATGATTATTTAAATCATCAACCACCAGTCATCTATCAAGTTAAAGACGCTCGTGAGAAAGATTTTGGTTTCTTTTATGAGAAAGCCAATTACCTCAGGACCAAACTTGTACATCATACACTGGAACCAAGAGGTTTGTTGTTGTCTATTGCCAGCATTGACACCAATCGTGTCAAATCACGCTGGTATATTAACAACGCCATCGGCGCTCTTATGGGTGCTATGGCCCTCTTTGGACCCTGCAATGAAATCATGACTGGAGTCAGTTTAGCCATAATCACCACAATCACTGGGCGCAATTATTTGGAGGAATTAGATAATTCCCATGTATTCGAATACAATATCCAAACCAAAATCAAAAGACAAATGCCCTCTACAGAAGCATTCACCATGCAATTGGTGAATCGTAGCCCAATTTATTTGTCTGTTGCAACCGTTTGGGAGGAACTAGCATTCAATTTATGCCCTGCCTTTAGCATCGTTGTTCCTATTGTTGAATGTTATTATCACAATTCATTTTATCCATTATTTGCGCACTCGACAATGGCGTTGGCTCGTTATTACAGCCCAGCTCTTGCTATGGGTGTCCATGTCTTACACAACTTAGGTGTTCAGAATAGAACACAGTGTCTGGCTGGCATCCAGCAATGCGCGGATGAAATATTAACGATTTCTCAACCCAACTCAAGTCCAAAACCAGCATCAGTGTTATGTTTAATGTCTTCAGTAATCTCCTCAACCCCAAGACCTCAAAAGAGGCAATTGAAAAATGTCACGTCACAGACATCGAAGACCTCCCAGAAGGAGTCTGCTACCAAGCAATCGACTCCTACATCGAAGAGGCCATCATCTCAGGTCAAACCAACCTTGAAAGTTTCTTTATTGAAACGGACAAGCCCATTGCCCGAACCGTCATCCAAGACCGTTACACAGAACAGCCAACGTTCTACTTCAACCATGAAGAATTTGAACAAGGCAAATTCCTTGTCCCAACAAGGCTCGTTCCCTGTAACCGCAAGAGATTCGGCTCAGATGAACCAAAAGAAGAAAGTCCCAGAATCGGCTCATCGAATTCTCCCAAAGCAAAACATTGCCCTCAGTCAGATCATGAGGAACATCGCTCCTCAGTTGAAGATCGATCCAAGGAATGTTGTAGCGATGGAGAGTCAAAAGTCACAATTCACCTTCATTCGAGGCGTAAAGCATGATAGCGTTGCGACTCATAAGGATACCCATGGTGGTCGCTTTAATTACGACGAAACTATGGTTGGAACTTTACATGCTTCATTGGGAACTCTTGAGCTTTTCGGCATAGGAACAGACCAAAACGGTATCTATGATGAATTCCCACTCAACCCACTCATGTTCGTTGAAATGCCTGACCAACAAGAAGAGTTAGCCAGATGGGCTGAATTTAGAATTGCTAACATGCATTTCCACTTCACATCTGCCCTCGGAACTGATCAGAAAGGAATTCATTATTGCTCGTACAATCCTGACCCCAACACCCCTCCAAAGCAAGATAGAGTTGACGATCAAATAACCATGGTCGAAAACAGAACCGGCACACATGCTGGTCCTATCTGGTCTTACATGGATTATAGAGTCCCTTTAGAGACATCTATGAATTGGGACAGCAAGGAAATGTATTTAATGCATAGATCCGCAGAAGAAGATGCGTCTGAATACGTTCAAGGTGTCATACAAACAGCAGCTTTTGGTACTGAAAACCAGAATGTCATTGGTAGAGCTTGGGTCGAAATGGAAATTCACCTCACAGGTAGAACTCCAGACGACCACATTCAATCCGCCAATCTCAATTTCACTGCCAAACATTCCGATCAATTCCCAGATCCAACAATTCCAGGAACCAGTGTCGAAAGAGAGTGTGCAAACCTCTCTTTGGCCGGCTCCTCAGTTGGTCAAATCAACCGTGTCAAGAAAATGGCCGGTGACTCAGGAATTCTTCAGCTCTTTGTTAAAGACACGAGTGACAAGACAAACGTCCCAAAAGACACCAGGTTTTATGCCAAAATGTCAGATTTGGAGACCATGTCTAAGTCACACAAGTATTCAGATGACCCAGTCCAAAATGAATTGTTGCGCCAACAATGGATCAAAAGCTTTGAAATCCCTAATATCACCCCTATTGGTGAATTAGGTGACAAAGACAACATTCTCTCAACAATTCTGACGTTATTCCCAACGATCGCCTCAATTGCAGGACAGACTCCTTGGGCTGACATGCTGTCACCACTATTAACCAATTCGTCTTTGTTAGGCAAGTTGATGCCAGTGGATGATGGCCAATTAGAAGCCTTCAAGTTAGCAAAACAACTAACTGAAGCCAATGAAGCGCTTGACGACGCACTCCACGCCGTTCGAGAAAAACCACGTTTCATTGCCCAAATACCCGTTCCAAATGATATCAACGTGGAACGAGGAACTGGAAGTCCGGTTGCTCGCAACCGTTAGTCTAGC